GTTGCAGCAAGAGGAGTAAAAATGATTATTCCTTCTGAGCTTCAGTTTACAGCTGAGAGATTGATGAAATCTCAAGGTAGAACTGGAACAGCTGACAATGATATCAATGCAATCGTATCTATGGGTATGATTCCACAAGGATACAGAGTTAACAACTATTTAACTGACTCTGATGCATTTTACATCATTACAGACATTCCTAACGGAATGAAAATGTTCACAAGAGCTCCATTGACAACTGCAATGGAAGGTGACTTCGATACTGGAAACGTGAGATACAAAGCTAGAGAAAGATACTCTTTTGGAGTATCAGACCCTAGAGGTATCTTCGGCGTAGAAGGTGCGTAATACCTAAATTTTGTGGCGGGACATGTTCCCGCCACATTTTATTTTTAGAAAGAAACTATGAAAGTTGAAAAAAGGATAACTAAAAAAATAAAACACGATGCTAATCTTTTTGTTGGTCAGATAGATGTAGATTCTGATTATTTTATTAAAAGGATAGAAGAGGGAATAAAAGTATCTAATTTTAATTACAGAACTGCTGTAGTTGGTCAAATGACTGATTGGGATTTCTTTATAAATGATAAAGAATGTTTAAAGTTATTATTTGAAATTTTTGATTTCTTAGATAGCATTCCAAATATTGGTGGATATGAATTAAATGGTTGCTGGGGCATTAAAGAAGGTTTTTCTGAATACACACGAAGACATGAACATCAAAGTGCTTATTATTCTGGAGGAATATATTTAAATGACCACCCTCAAAAATTGTATTTTCCAGATATAAACGAAAGTGTTCAACCTAAAAAAGGAAAAGTTATATTATTTTCTTCTTTTTTGACACATTACACATTAAGAAACAAGACAGACATATCAAAATATGGTATTGTATTTAATCTAATGCATGCAAAATGGATTACCGAAAATAAAAAATGAAAAAATTTAGAGTTAAAATTTATGCTTATAAAATGCATGCAGACTTTCAAATTGAAAGTCTGGATGGCCCATTAGACATAGAAAATGCTATCATTGACAAGTTGGGAAAAAATGATATAAAATGGGAGACTCTTGGAGAAATGCATGATTCAAGAGTAAATAGAATAACCTATGAGGAGGTTATAAATGGAGATGCAAACACATCTACAGAACCTTTACACACAGAAGAAGGGTCTGGACTTGAAATGGGAGCAGGAGCATCTTAAAGAAGGTAGATATACCTTAAACATGGTTAAAATTGACCGAGCTGTTAGAGAAGTTATTAACCATATAAAAATTGCAGAAGCTAAAAAAGAGCATTTGCAAAATAAAATAGACGATGCTGCACCCGAAGTTTCTGTAGCTACTTAAACAAAAGCTACATCGTTGGAATAAATCCACTCCACATTACAGGCTCTCTTGCACTCTACTAAAATCTAGTATATAAATTAGTTACTATACAATTAATTAGAACATAGACCCGTATAGTGGACGGCCTAGAGACTATGTTCAGAAAACTAGGAGGATATAATTATGGCTTCAACAACGTTTAACGGACCGGTACGTTCGGAAAAAGGTTTCCAAGTTGCAACTAAAAACGCAACTACGGGAGCAGTAACAACTAGAATGAGTTCAGGCATGCCTGACTTAACTGGTTTATCTATCTCAGATGTAGCAACAGCATCTACGCTAACTTTAGCGGCTGATACTATTTCTGTAGTAAACTATACAGGTGCAGCAGCATGTGCTGCAACTTTACCTGCAGCAACACAAGGAACTGTTGTTGTTTACTGTCAGTCTAAAGACACTACTGGCGGAACTGCAACTTTATCTTTTGATTGTGCTGGTTCAGATGCATATGCAACTGGTTCAGTAATTGAATCAAGAGGTTCATCAGAAGTAACTTTTGATACTTCAGCAGCTGGTGAAACTTTATTGACTTTCACACCTGCTAACGCAGCAACAAACCTTTTAACAACAGCTGGACAGATTGCGTTCATTTGTTATGAAAAAGGTACATGGCACATTGCAACATCATTAGCGAGAGAAACAACTCAAACTACTGGTACATTTGCATTTGCGTCATAATAAATAAATTAACTCGGGGCGCCTGGTAATGCAGGCGTCCTTTAAAAGGAGGAAAACATGGCAGACACAGTATTAAATACAACTGTATTTGACGGAGCAAAAAAACTAATCACTCACTATAATGTGGTTTCTGATTCTACTGGAGGCACAACTAAAATAGTTGATGTTTCTGAATTAAATTCAAACAATGGTAAAACTTGTAAAACTGTAAGACTAAATAAAATTAGTTTTAACGTTTCAGTAACAGCACCAGTTGATGCAATCAGAATGTTATGGGATGCTGACACAGATGTCGTATTTCAAACATTAGCAGGAGAGATGGAATATGATTACTCATCTTTTGGTGGCTTAAAAAACACTGAAGCTACAAACTTTACAGGAGATGTAAATGTCACTTTACCAGCTTGTTCAAATGGAGATTCAGCTACAATCGTTTGTGAATGGATTAAAGTCTACGAATCGTAGGAGTTTAAATGGCTAATACTACTTCGGGAACAACAACGTTCGATAAAACTTTTGCTATTGATGAAATAGTAGAAGACGCTTTTGAACGTATTGGATTGCAAAACGTTGCGGGTTATCAACTTAAATCTGCAAGAAGATCTCTTAATGTCCTTTTTCAAGAGTGGGGCAATAGAGGTATTCATTATTGGGAAATAGCAGATACTAATATAGATTTAATTGAAGGACAATCCGACTATGATTTTTTTAGATCTAGTGATGATGGTACGAGTGCATCAACCACGCCAACAAATGGTATTTATGGAATGTCCGATGTCCTTGAGTCACAATTAAGATCTAATAGAACTCAAACAACTCAAGCAGATTCTCCAATGACAAAAGTAGATAGATCAACTTATGCAGGTTTTTCTAATAAATTATCAAAAGGAACTCCTAATCAATATTGGGTAGAAAGATTTATTGATAAAGTTACAATACACGTTTATCCAACTCCCGATTCTACAAATGCATCTAAGGATATGCATATATATTATATTAAAAGAATACAAGATGTAGGAGATTATACAAATGCAACAGATGTTCCATTTAGATTTGTGCCTTGTATGATAGCAGGTTTAGCTTTTTATCTTTCACAAAAGTTTCAGCCACAGCTTACACAACAAATGAAATTGTATTATGAAGATGAATTAGCAAGAGCTTTGGCAGAAGATGGTTCAGCTTCTAGCACGTACATAACACCAAAAGCATATTACCCAGGAGCATAATTATGGACAAAGATAAAATACAATCAATAGCTGATGAAATTGCTGATGAAGATTTTGGTCAAGAGTTTTATGATCTAAGTCAAAAACAACAAGACAGAGTTTATAGGAAAGCAATACAAAAATTAAATGATATGTTAGCTGATAGAGCTGACATGATGAGAAAAAGTGAAAAATATGGTGGTCTTATTGATAAACCTTTAGGACCTGGTGGTAAAAAGAAAAAGAAAAAGAAAAAAGGTAAAAAATAATGCCAAAATACGCAACAGGAAAACACGCAAAAGCAATATCTGATAGATCAGGTGTTGAGTTTCCATATAGAGAAATGGTTAGAGAATGGAATGGTTCTTTTGTTCATGTATCTGAATTTGAACCAAAGCAACCACAATTAGAACCAAAACCAATGTCAGCTGATGCTGTATCTTTAAGAAATGTTAGACCAGCAAGAACAGAAACAGCTGTTCCTTACTCTTTACCTGAAAATGCTTTTGAAACATACGCTGCATCTTCAAGAGTAATTAATGTAACCGCACCTGGACATGGTTTAACAAATGGAACAACATATAGATTTAGAGGTACACCTGCATTAACTTCTGCAGGAGGAGGAACTTTTCAATATAATAATCCAGCAAGCTTTGATGGAATAACAGGAGCAAATATTGCAAAAGCGGCAGGGTATGCAATAACAACTGGTATATTTAAAGATGATGCAAGAGTTAGTACAGATTATGCAACTGCTAATTTTTTTTATTTTACAGTTGATACAGATACTGCTACAAGTGGTAATGTTAAAGGAGGAGGAGTTGGCTGTTCCGTTGGTCCAGTCACATTAGAAGCATGAGAAAAATAATTAAAAGATGGTTGTGTAAAGTACTTCACATTAAAGAATGTCAGTGTCAAAAAGAAGTAGATCCACACGAAGAATTGTATCTACATACACCAGAACCAGAGGTTCCAGCGTATAATAGAAAACTAGAAAAAATAAATAGAAAACATAAAAAAGGATCTGAATAATGGCTGGGCTAAGTTACAGTGGATTAGTTACACAAATTAGAAATTACACTGAAACAGATTCTAACGTGTTAAGTACAGATACTTTAGAAAACATAATTCTTAATGCTCAGTATAGAATTATGAGAGAAGTGCCTATAGATGCAGATAGACTTCAAAAATTAGGTAATTTTGTTGCCGGACAAGAAACAATAAATGTACCTGGTGGAGCTCTGTTTGTCAGAGGTGTTCAAGTATATGACACAGCTGGATCAGAAATTACAGGAGCCAATAGATGGTTAGAGAAAAAAGATTATACATACTTACAAGAATATCAAGATATTACAGGAACATCTGCCGCTCAAGGCCAACCTAAATACTATGCTATGTATGGTGGTGCCACAGGAGATGGAGATACTAATTCTGGACGTATAATTGTAGCTCCTGTTCCAAACACCACTTATAGATTTAGAATTCACTA